TGAACATGGGAACAGCATGTGGTCATTTAGAGTATGCTAATAAATTGAACCACGAACAGTTGACGATCAGTTCATGCGAATGGGATTATCAATATGAGTGCTGTGAAAAGATACGAGACATGCTTGGCATTCAAATCAGTTACAGATGTAATGACATTTTAAGTGATGATTTTGAAATACGCAATTGTAAAACGTATTTTGATCATGTTATTTTAGATAGGTTTTTTCCTGTGTATCAAGCGGATACACATCACAGAACAGAAGAGGTGTTGAAGAAATTTAAACCATACGCAAAACGTGCGATTATTGTTGAGTCAGACGGCAACTGGTCAAAAGAGCAATGGGCTTGGTTGACCAAGACAGCCGAACGAAGAATCAAAATCTCAGGCGAATGGAATATGTTTCTGATAAAACTGGAAAACTTATGAAGACGTTTAAGAGCATCCGCGAAGCGAAGAAAAAAATGCCAGCAGGTGAGCATGTCTTCGATAAGAAAGTGAATCGCCACACGGTGATGATTCACAAAGATAAAAAAGGATTCACTGTCTATATTGACGGTGACAAACTAGACACTTATCGTTCTCAGAAAGAAGCTGAGAAGATGGGTGTAGCTTTCGCTAAGGAAATGTAAATGAAACTTATTACCGAATATCATGAAAACGATTTGACGTGTCTTGTTGAGAAGAACGAGAGCGGAGAAAAGTCTTATATGATTGAAGGTATCTTCGCGCAAGCAGAACAGAAAAATAGAAACGGACGTGTTTACCCTCGACCCATTATGGAAAAAGCTGTAAAAACGTACGTTGATACACAAGTTAACAAGAAGCGGGCTGTGGGTGAACTGAATCATCCCGAAGGTCCTACTGTTAACTTGGATAAAGTTTCTCACCTCATCACTGATCTTCGATTCGAAGGCAATGATGTGGTAGGAAAGGCACAAATATTGGATACTCCAATGGGCAAGATCGTTAAGGGATTGCTTGATGGTGGCGTTCAACTAGGCGTGTCAACTCGTGGCATGGGTAGTCTTGAGCAAAAGAATGGCACTATGTACGTACGAGAAGACTTTATTTTAAATACTGTCGATATCGTACAAGATCCGTCTGCGCCGGCAGCCTTCGTTAATGGTATTATGGAAGGCGTCGAGTGGGTTTGGGAAAACGGTGTTATTCAAGCACAAGAAATTGAAAAAATGGAGACTGAAATTAAATCGGCTCCGACAAAGCATCTCTATGAGACGCAAGTTCGTGAGTACAAAAATTTCCTCTCGTTGCTCAAATCAAACTTTAAGGAGTAAAACATATGTCTGATCTAGACCAAAATGTTGAGCTTCCTATCGATGAGGACAACCAAATCGAGGAAGCAAGTGCTCAGAAGATGCCTGTTGGTACAGAAGACGAATCTATTGCGTCTGTAGATAAGACTGACGCTCCTGTTAAGAAGGCTCCCGCTCGTAAAGGGGATCAATCTAAGCAGGATCCGATGCCTAAGACCAAAGCAGGAATGCTAAACGCTATGTACGGCAAACTGTCTGCAATGAAAAAAGCAGACCTTCATGCTGTGTACAGCAAGATGGAAGGTGTTGAAGTGGACGAAGATGGCGAAGCAATTGAATTGCCCGAATTTTCGTACACCGATGAACTCGACTCTCTTGTAGAAAGCGAAGCAACTTTGTCTGATGAGTTTAAAGCGAAAACTGCTGTGATCTTTGAAACTGCTATTCGTTCTAAGCTGTCCGAGGAAATCGAACGCTTAGAAGATGAATATCAAACTCGACTTGACGAAGAACTCGATGCTACTCGCACCGACCTCGTTGAGAAGGTTGATAGCTACCTCAACTACGTTGTTGAGAACTGGATGCAGGAAAACAAACTCGCTGTTGAGACTGGCTTGCGCACTGAAATCGCTGAAGATTTCATGGGCAAACTGAAGGATCTGTTCCTTGAGTCTTACATCGAAGTTCCTGAGTCTAAAGTTGACCTAGTTGATGAACTCGCGCAGTCTGTTGAAGAGCTTGAAGAAAAGCTTAACACTCAAACTGCATCAATGCTTGAAATGTCTGAGCGCGTTGAGACTTATCAGCGTGAGGCAATCATTCGTGAAGCCTCTCGTGATCTCGCTGAGACTCAAGTAGAAAAGCTAAAGTCTTTGGTAGATTCTCTTGATTTCGAAGACGAAGATTCTTTCTCTCAGAAGGTTAAGACTGTTAAGGAGTCTTACTTTAAGAAGGAAGTTTCTGCGACTGAAGAAGAGATTGTTGAAGACTGGGGTACAAGCACACAAGAAGTTTCTTCTGTGATGGACATGTACCTTTCCGCCATCAAAAAATCTAATAAGTAAGGAGTACTAAGATGACTGTTCAAGTATCTTATGACAAACTCATCGAGAAGTGGAGCCCAGTTCTCGAGGAAACGTCTGCTGGTGAGATCCAAGATCATCACCGTAAGGCTGTAACGGCGGCTGTTCTTGAGAACCAAGAGCAAGCATTCCGTGAAGAAGCCGGAATCATTAACGAAGCACCCACTAACACCAACTTCAGCGCAACTGGCGCCGCGGCTGGCGTAACTGGTGCTAACTGGAACCCCGTACTGATCGCTCTGGTTCGTCGCGCTATGCCTAACCTCATGGCTTACGATCTCGCAGGCGTTCAGCCCATGACTGGTCCTACTGGTCTGATCTTCGCTATGAAGAGCAACTACAAGACTACTCGTGGTGGTGCAACGACTGGTGACGAAGCATTGTTCAACGAAGCAATCACTCCGTTCTCAGGCGACTCTTCTGTATCTCAGTCTGGCGGTCCTTCTGGTCTGTCTGGCGTAAGCGATACGGACGATGACTCTTCTATCGTTGACTCTGGTTCGTCTTACGTACCAAGCGTTGGCGGTGCTATGCCAACTGCTGATGCTGAAGCACTCGGTTCTACCGGTTCTGCATTTGCAGAGATGGGCTTCACCATCGAGAAAGCAACCGTGACTGCAAAGTCTCGTGCGCTGAAAGCAGAATACAGCCTTGAACTGGCTCAAGACTTGAAGGCAATTCACGGTCTTGACGCTGAGACAGAGCTGGCTAACATTCTGTCTACTGAGATCCTCGCCGAAATCAACCGCGAGATCATCCGTACTATCAATGCTCAAGCCAAGATTGGTTGCCGACAAGCTGGTCTCCAGACTGCTGGTATCTTCGATCTTAGCACTGACGCAGATGGTCGTTGGTCTGTTGAGAAGTTCAAGGGTCTGTTGGTTCAACTTGAGCGCGAAGCGAACGTAATCGCGAAAGAAACTCGTCGCGGTAAGGGCAACATCATCGTTTGTTCTTCTGATGTTGCTACTGCACTTGTTGCGGCTGGTATGCTCGACTACGCTCCTGCACTCAGCACTAACCTGCAAGTCGATGACACTGGTAACACCTTCGCTGGTGTACTGAACGGACGTACTCGCGTCTACATCGATCCGTATGCCGTTGCTGACTACGTAACTGTTGGCTACAAGGGTACTAACCCATATGACGCTGGCGTATTCTACTGCCCATACGTACCTCTCCAGATGGTACGTGCGGTTGGCGAGAATGACTTCCAGCCACGGATCGGCTTTAAGACTCGTTACGGCATGGCTTCTAACCCATTCGTGGGTAGCTCGCCTGCAGACGGTCTTGCGTCTAACCGTACTAACCAGTACTACCGTATCTTCCGCGTGGACAACATCCTCGCCTGATACAATAAAAAGAATCTCTCAAGAGATCATTTTTGGGGAGCCGCAAGGCTCCCTTTTTTTTATGCATAAATACGAATGCCACGGATGGTGACATCATCTCATGGAGAGGCTAACTCAATAGGAGATGAACGCATGAAATATGTTTTAGCATTTGCTATGTTTGCATCCATAAATGTTGCGGCTGATACTGTGATCTATTATGATGACGGATCAACCTACACACTAGAAACCGGGCAAGAAGTTTACATTTCTAATAAAGGAGTGTTCAAAGCCACAGGTGGTCTCAACAACTGGCTATCAATCAAACGATTGAAACCATGGTCAAAAAGAGATTACACTGGACCTACTCAAACTGAAATCGATCAGTGCGAAACGGGCTTAGGCTTTGGTCATGTTTCTTGTCCTCCAAAGGAAGAACCTGAAGAAGAAACACAGCCATGTGATGAACTTGGCTTCGGTGGGACTTGCTCTGGATAATAAAAAAGGGGCTTTCGCCCCTTTACTTATTCATCCCAACGATCATCGTCTTCGTCATAGTCACCATCATTATCGGTGTCACAGAAACGTTGCCATGCAATCATATCAAAAGTTAGACCTTCATGCCACGGTACATAAGCTTTGCACCACTCATGAGAGCCTACGACCATAGTATCAGTTCCGTCCGGATCTGGTACATAGTCACGTTTTGTCCAAGGCTCTTGAACACGAAAAAAAGTGTCTTTGTTTTTCATAATAGAACGCTTAAACAAAGCACTGTTCGGCGTGCTGATATAAATCTCTTGATTATCTTCAAGAGTGTATGTTGAACCATCATCGTAGTTAATAACTGTAGCACTAAGCACGGTGAGCGGCGTTAGTGCGATTAACGCGAACAAGTATTTGAACATAATAGTTCCTCATTTGACCCCGGCGTTCCTAGCTGCCATATCACTCACGCTTTATCCTTGTGCGGTCGATATTATTTATATAAATAGTAAGGCTTATAAACTACTTGGGAATACCGATGGCTGACTTCACATGTGATCCTACGTATCTTGCGCCGACAGGCTTTAAAGTCGCGCTTGATCGAAAGAACTATCCAAACATTCAGTTTTTTGCACAGCAGGTGCAACACCCTTCTATGGACATGAATGCGACTGAGGTGCCTTATCGAAGAGTGGGCAATATTGTCACGCCAGGTGATACGCTGTCATTCGGCACTGTGTCTATGGACATTCTGATGGACGAGAACATGAACGTTTATCAAGAAATCTACGACTGGATGAAGCGACTGGTTGAAGAAGAACACAAAGCAAATACTGGTAGAATGCGCACGACCGACGCAGACGCTCAAGCCTCGTACTGCGACATTCGAATCTCAGTGCTGACAAGCCATAACAATATTTCAAGAACAATTCGGTACACAAACGCATTGCCGACTAGTCTAGGAGATGTGACGTTTGCCGCAACCCAAGACGGACAATATATCACATTTCCTGCATCTTTCCGATTTGATTATTTTGAGCTAGTGTGATATAATACACTTCGTGTATCTTATCATACAGTAGGTGTATATTATGAATTTAGAATCGATTCTACAAGAGTGGAAGCAAGATTCACAACTAGAGTATAACAAACTTGATGTCTCTTCGCAAGAAACGCCAAGACTTCATGCGAAGTATCTTGAGTTATATTCTAACGCAAAATTGAAACTCAAAGACGCTGAGTTTAAACAGAAGATTTTGCTGAAAGACAAGTGGCTTTATTACAACGGTAAAATGCCAGTAGAGACTGTTATCGAAAAGGGCTGGAATCCTGATCCGTTTGACGGTCTAAAAATTCTCAAAGGCGAGATGGATTACTACTACAACAGTGATCCAGAGATCATAGCCAGCGAGGGAAAGATAGCATATATAAAAGAGGTAGTGGATACTCTCAAAGAAATATTAGATCATGTCAAGTGGCGCCACTCAACCATCAAAAATATGATTGACTGGAAAAAGTTTGAGGCAGGATTCTAATGGACGTAGGACTACTAGGACTACTTGCAGTGTTTATGTGCCCGATGGTATTCGGTGGCATAACAATGTATTATTCACAGAACGAGATCCACCAAGAAACATTGGATCGATGGCGAAAGCAAGGATGGAAAAATGATCAGTAAGATTGGTTATGCGGTAAGAGACTTGTACGAGTTCTTTTTTAATTTGAAAATAAATCCACTGAGACACATACCGAACGAGTTGACTCAGTTCATTCTCATGTTCTATCTGTCTGTGATGTGGACAGTGGCGTTTACATTCTGGGCAGGCTGGACAATTTATTACGGCATCTACAGTGTTGCCGGGCATCTTGTGCTACTTGGTGCGTTCTTCATCACTGCAATAACATTCCGTGACGCAGAGAAAAATCCGCACCTGTGGAAGTAATTAAGTTACGAATGAAAGACTATGCGATGCTTCAATTGACGGAGTGTTCGCCACACATAGTCACTGAACTGTCCGAGCATTTCACATTCGAAGTGCCCGGCGCTAAGTTCATGCCTGCTGTCAAGCGCAGAGTTTGGGACGGCAAGATTCGTATGCTTGATCGAACTACTGGGCAAATCAATGCGGGCTTGTACTGGGCAATCAAAAAGTTTGCGATGGAGCGCGGCTATGGTATTAAGGTCGAAGAAGGTCCATACGGCTATCCATACGCGACCAACAAAGTAAATCACCTCAAAACAATTGAGTGGCTTGACTCGCTCGATATGCCTTACAAGCCACGTGACTATCAGTACGAAGCACTCACACATGCAATCAAGTATCGTCGAGCGATTCTGTTGTCACCTACTGGCTCTGGTAAGTCTTTTATCATTTACATGTTGATGCGATGGTACTTAGAGAATCGACAGGCGGGTAAAAAGATTCTGCTGATTGTTCCTACAACATCTCTTGTAGAGCAGATGTACTCAGACTTCAAAG